ATGTATATGCAAGCAAGACAACTTGCAGATGAAGAAACAGGTATACCATCTGTTATGCATGGACAAACAGGTGTATCTGGAACAGGAAGAACAGCGTCTGGCTTATCTATGTTAATGAGTGGAGCTAACCTTTCTATAAAAACAGTAATGAAAAATATAGATGATTATCTATTGAAACCTCTTGGAGAAGCAATGTTTCAATGGAATATGCAATTTAATACCGACAATCCAGAGATTGTAGGAGATTTAGAAATAAAACCTAGAGGAGTGGCTAGTGTAATGCAAAAAGAAGTTAGGTCACAAAGACTAACTTCGTTATTACAAACAGTTGCTAACCCAATGTTAGCACCATTTATTAAAATTCCTAACCTAATAAGAGAGTTAGCTATAGCACAAGATATAGACCCGGAAACTTTAGTAAATGATATTAACGATGCGGCTATATTTGCCGAAATGTTGAAAGGTTTAAATGCAGGACAACAACAAGAAAACACTGGAGAAGCTCAAGGGCCTAGTCAACAGCAACCAATGGGAACACCTCAAGGAACACCTCAAGGTGGAAATGGACAAGACCCATCGGGCGTTGGTAATGGCACAATCGGAACAGGAAATGTTCCGCAATCAGGGGAAAGCAATTTTACTGGGCCAACTACTTAGGCTTAGAGATGATGTTAACGCAGTAGAAAAATAAAGGGAGATATGTCAGTAGAAAATACAGCACAAACAGAAAATTTTACATTTATGGATTTATATAATACTAGTAATAGAACTGGTAACGTAGATGTAGAAGCATTAGGAAATGAACAAGATAAAGATGAACAAGGTGTTATAAAATCAGATTCAGTTTCAATTCCTGCAGGAAGTGGTGTTGCGGACTTAAGTGCTGAAGCACAGATGGATAGCCTTTTAAAAAGAGATGCAAGCACTGGTGAGCTGTATATAGATGATTTTGGTATGGCGGCGGATATATATCAAAATGAAACTAGAATGTTATCGAATTTAAGAGATTATGATACAAATAAAGGTCTTTCATCTCAATCGCCCTCTAGTGGTAAACAATTTTTTTCTAACAATAATAATGACCCGCAAAATTTTTTTGCAAGAAACGTAGGTTCAGTTTCAACTGGTGCTATAAACTTAGCAGACATTTATAGTAAACCCGGTGGAGGTGGCCCTATGGGTGCTTTTGTTACTGGTATGATTAGTTCTATATTTGGTGGTGGATTTCCAATGGGTATGGCGGCATCATGGATGGCTTATGGTTTTGCACAAGAAAAAGATAAAAACAATTTTGTAAAAGAATTAAATGGCGGTGTAAAAAACTTTTTAGATACACAAAAAATGGTTATGGGCGACAACTCAGAGATAGCTTATAACTATGGCCCATCACAGAAAAAAACAGCATCTCAATATATGAATCATGTTTTATACAATAGTTTTAACCCGGGATATGATTTAAAAAAATATGCTAACTATGGAAGCACTCCTAAACAAGCTTTAGCTAACTTTATGAATGATGGTGTAGACAACGGCGTATTTAATTTTAATAGTATTTTAAAAATGGGTTCTATGCGTCATGAGTTTAAGGGTGGTAGTAGTGAATACATGAAATCACTGGCCGCAGAACAAGCTTTAAAAGATAAAGGATGGACTGGTAAAGGTAGATTGTGGACTGACCCGGATGGTAATCAATACTTAGATGGTAATTTATTTAAAACAGGAGTAGCCACTACTTCAGTTCAAGAGACCACCACAGGGCAACAATTTCAATCCGGTGCTAGCGACCCAGTTCAAACAACTAGTGGTAGTGATGATAATCAATCTAATAATCAACCGGGCAATGTTGTTATAGGTGGAGGTGCTGACGCATCTCAATCTAATTTTCCTACTTCATCTCCTAGCTCTGCTCCTGCTAGTTATAGTTATACTACATCATCTGCTACTGGTGCAAAAGATGGATTTTCTTACGGGTTACAAGAAGGTGGCCCTGTAGATATGCAAACAGCAGACAACTTAGAAATGGTCAATGAACCGGGTAAAGATATGTCTGGTGTAGCTGACGATGTTCCAAGACAATTAGACGAAGGTGATTTTGTTATAAATGCACCTGCAGTAAAACAAGCAGGTAAAAGTGATATAGAAAAAATGATTAACAAGGCTGTTGGTGAGTTACAAAAGAAAGGTGTTAAACTTGATTTTGGAAAAATTGCAGAAGATATAGACAAAGCAATATCTACACTTGTTAGTAATGGAGAAGTAATACTTCCAAAAATTATAGCAGAACAAATTGGTTACGATAGGTTAGAAAAAATAAATAACCGTGGTAAAGATGAAGTAAAAGAAATAGTAGATGAAAGAGAACAAATACAACAACAACCTAGACCTCAAGGTATGATGGGAATGGGTTCACAAATGGGTGGTCAAATAAATTTAGATGAAAATAAAAATCAACCTATAGCAGTACCTAGAGAAAGTTTTGCAGGACAAAGTTCTGTTGGTAGAAGGCTACTATCACCTATGTCTCCAGAGGCACAAGATGATGAGGCAGAATTGTCTAATAGGTCACAAAGTTTTGAAGGATTTTTAAGACCTATAAAAATGCAAGAAGGTGGACAAGTTTTTTCACAAGAAGAAATAGATAGATTAATACAAAAAGAAAGTTCTGGAAGAGCAAACATTGAAGTAAAAACAGAAAAAGAACACAGTATGGGATTAATGCAAGTAGGTCAAGAAGCTTTAGATGATGTAAATAAAAAATACGGAACTAATTATACATTTGACCAATTACGAGACCCAGAAATAAATAGGGAAGTTGGAACAAACTATTTAAATAATTTATTAACTATATACGGTGGTAATAAAGCTATGGCATTGGCGGCTTACAATTATGGAATGGGTAATGTAAGAAAAGATACAAGTAATAATTTTCAAAATTTTTATAATTTACCATCGGTTGTACAACAATACGCTAAAGATGTATTAGGTGTTAACGTAATACCAATAGTAAGACAAAAACCACAACCAACTAGATAAACAGTTTCCCGATGAGTAATCGGGATTAGTGTACGGCTACTCATATATTAGATATGACCCCTATGCACTTAACAACCAAATCGGCTACTCACATATTGTGACCCCGAAGGAGGAAAAATGGCTCAAGCAAAAGCTAAA